AGCGCGGTGAACGCGGCAAGCACGGCCAGCGCCAGCATATCGCCCAGAATGTCGAGCAGCTTCATCATCCGTTCTGCACCTCCGTCAGCCGGCTGTCGAGCGCCTTGATGTGTTCGCCGTAGCCGTCGAGCAGATTATGCAGGCGTTCCCGCTCCGAATCAGCTTTGATCCGGGCCTCCTCGCTCTCGTGCAGATCGCTCTTGAGCACGCTGACATGCGCGGTGAGTTCCGCGACGTGCTCTTCCGCGTCGTCCAGCTCGCGGTTGACGCGGCTACAGCGGTCGGTGATCCGGCGGACATCGGCCTGAAACCTGTCGACCTGGCGCCGGAGCGTGCGGTTTTCGCTCAGGCAAATAATGAATCCCATCCAGCCGCACACGAACGCGGCGCACATGATGATGAGAAATGTGTCGGTGAGCATTGCTACGCCTCCTCATTCAACGGTATACGAGCATATGCATCCCACCCAATGCAGACAATCACATTCTCGCCGTTTTCGCTCTCCGCAGGATCATCCATGTCCTGCAGCACTTCAGATATCCTGTCGCACAGCCGCGCCACGACTTTTTGCGGATATTTCGCGTTGTACACCTCGACCTTCAGCGGAATCAAATACTTGTCCATTATTCTTTCTCCTTTCCACCCTCGAATGAGTCCATGATCTCCTTCGCCGCCTCTGTCAGCGTCCGATACCAATATTTCCTGTACCGCTCCAGCTCCGCGCCCACCCGGACGAACGCCGAACCCGCTGGCGATGTCCGCGCCAGCCACTCCGCCAGCGGCCCGATCTCCACCGCCTCCACCGTGGGCGCGGAGTCAATCATGTTCGCCGCCACATCCCAGTACGCGGACTCTTTGCCGCGCTGAAACGGATCATTCGACCCCGCCGCGAATCCATACGCCCTGTACACGCGCTCCTTGAAGGCGTCCGCGTCAATCAGTCTGGCCATTTCCCTGCGCCCTCGCTTTCTCTACGGCCCACATCCAGCCATGGAACTTCTTCTCCGCTTCAGACCCCTTACTTGCGTTGTTCGCGCATATCGAAAAGTACAGCGCGATCTCCTTCAGCGCCGCGTCCCGCCGCGCCGGTGTCATGCCGTCCGCCTCCAGCCGGTCAGCGGCCTCTTTGCACAGCGCCCGGTCGTTCTGCGGCAGTATGCCCTTTAATTCGCTGATCCGGCGCAGGGCGTTAATGAGTGTAGTGCGCTCCGCCATGGCATTTCCATCCTTTCAAACTCGATCACCCACACCCAGGGGTTTGTTTCCCAGTTGCTTGTTTCGTCCGTGATGCTGTCCCACAGCAGACGAAACATTTTCCGGTCATACACGCCTTCCGCTCTGGCCTGTTCGTCGGTGATCTCCTGCAACCGCTGAACGCCGATTTCCTTCACCCGCAGCCAGATACGCGCCGCGTCCTTCGGCATGTGGATGGAAGGCCGCCAGGTGGCGAAAAAACCGTTGTCAAAATAGCGCGGGTCTTCCCGGTCGGCTCTGTAGTCGTAGTGCATTTCCCGCCCGTCGTACGGATTGCCGTGCCGCGCCCAGGTCTCGCGCACCCAGAGAAAGTCATCCCCGTTGTACGGGCACTTCCAGCGCCGCGCCGCTTCTTCCGGCGACAGGCCCTCCGGCCTTCTGAAATCCTCGCCCCATTGTTTCCATGCGTCCTCACCCGGATAGCCCCATGTGCCGTGATCCGAACCGGCGCAGCAGTAGCACAGCCGCCCGTCTGGCCGAGGCGTTATCAGCCGCCGCGTGACCGTTTTCCGCCCGTCCAGAATCGCCCTGACCATCTCCGTGTTGAACAGGATCGGCTTTTCACGGACGTACCGCAGACCGTTGGTGAGTATTGTTTTATCTCTCACTGCCATGGCGTCGCCTCCATTTCCGGCTTTGCCGCCTTCAATTCCTGAAGGCCGGTGTCCCAGCATCGCCAGGTCTTGCCGTACTCATCGCCCAGGAACCGCGCCCGGCCTTCCGGCGTGATAAAGTCAAAGCTGAAATTCTGATTGACGCAGAACAGCAGCCCGTCCACCCAGCGGAGCTGATCGCTGTCATAGTCCGTTTCTATCAGCACGTATCCGTAAGGCCACGCCTTCATTTCCTCGATGGTCAGCAGGCGCGGTTTTCTCTCTATCAGCGCCAGCCAGTGCGCGACTGATACTTTTACGCTGTTCCTGCATTCAATGCCAAAGCCCGGCCCCTGCTGAGGGCAGTTTGCGCAATCCGGCGGTATCTGAACGCAGCACCGGAACGCCTGTCTGGTGTCGCCAAGGCTCATTATTTCCACGGTTCCGCCTCCCTCTGTTCGTCCGTCGGCCTGCCCAGCCAGACGCGGGTTGTGACCTCATCACGTCCGAATATCTGTTCATCAATCACGTCATAGCCGCTCAGACCGGTCAGCCGGTCGCCCGCCTTTTCCACAGGCACAAGCTCAATGTCCACCCCGTCCTCGCGGAAGTCCTCCAGCGGGCAGCGGCTCCAGTCGAAGCGGTGCTCTTCGTAAACAATCGTGTAGTCCGGCAGCGCCCTGATCTCCTCCAGCGTCAGCAGGCGCGGCTTTTCGCGTTTCAGATATTTCCGCACATCCTCCACCCACCGCGCCGGCAGCGATACCGACGCGCCGCTGTGGCAGTCCGCGCTGTACGCGCACCCGCCGCAGTTGAGCTCTGTTTCGCCCGACTCCGGCATGCACCTGTCCAGCAGGTCAAGCAGCTTTTCACGATCAGTCAAATTCTGTCACCTCCACAGGCGGATTGTTTCTCAAAGGCTTGTTTGCGTCCCGCATTCTGTCCAGCGCGAGCAGACATTCCGCGCACACATAATCCCCGCCGAGCTGGCCGTCAATCATCGCGGCCATCAGGTGGAGCGTGGTCTGCTTCTTCTCGCACCACGGGCAGTCCCCGGTCGCCATCGTCGGCACCGGGCCACGAATCAGCCAGGGCATTTGTCAGCCTCCTTCGCCGGATAACTGTTTTTCTTCTTGCAGATGTGCTCCCGGTCGGCCTCGTACATCTCGCCGCACTCCTCGCACAGGCAGAACGTGGCCTGAATCCCGGCGTTCTCCGGTCGCCAGAGCCGGTTGTCACGTTTCGGCATGGTCGGCCTCCTCCGGCGGTTCGGGCAGCGGCATCCAGTGCGTGACTTCCGGTTCAAGCGTTCTGCTGATGGACGTATGCCAAACGCCGTCATGCGTTTCGCCTGTCGTGACAAGTCTTGTGCCGTCCTTGAATACCACCGTCACAAGCACTTTATCGGACTGTTCCTTCCACATCGCGCTTGACCACTTCTGTTTGCCGTACCAAGGAAAGAACATTGAGTGCGTTTCCGCTGGCAACCTGTCCTGTACGCTGATCCAGCCGTTATCCGCCTTCGCAATCGCGACAAAGTCTTCCTTCGCCGCCTCTTTGATCGCGTCCTGAACCTCTTCATAGGCCAGCTCGTGCGTCATCACGCTTCGGCCCAGCTTCTCCTGCACATACTGGTAGTAAATACCCAGCTTGTCACCGGCCAGCATTGTGCAGCCCGTGTACGCCATTACGATTGCTTTTTCCCGGTCAGTCATCCAGCCTCACCTTCATTTCCGCCCCGCAATGCGGGCAATACTTATAACCGCTATCGTAAGGATTCCAGACAAACGGTTTATGGATACTGTGACCACACTTCCGGCAAGCCCATGTTGTGCCGTACTCCTGCCCGGGGTCTGAATCCTCTAACCACTCGGATTCCTGCTCTTTCAGCAGGGCGAGAGCGCCAGCTGCCATCCCCGCGCCGCAGTTGTAATACTCAGGCTTGCCAATCGGCGAGTACGGACAAGTGCGGTATTTTTCGCCCATGCACGGCTCACCGTTCGCGCACAGCGTCAGGGCCATCACGACCTTTTCCGTGTCAATCATCCCACTTCACCGCCTGTCCACACCTTGCACAATACATGGTCCCTTTGGAAATTCGCGTTTTGCATTTCGGGCATTGATAAAAATCTATAATGCACGGCTTCTTGTTCCACCCGTTTGGTTCACAATGTTTGCAGAAGCTATAATCACAACGCTTGCACATCGGCCCATTATGATAATCTACGTCAAAAGCAAATACATCAATCTCGCCGTCTTTATCGCGATACCAATCGTGTTCCTTGAACTCTTCATGGACATGAATAGGCTGCTTTGCCTCCTGCTCTTTCAGCATCTCAATGGCGCTGTCCAGGATCGCGGTCTCCTCCTCGCGCCCGATGAACGCGACTTTCAGCAGCGCCAGCCCGCCGATGGTTCTATTCCTGTCCATCACTGATCCTGTCCTCCTCCCTGTACTCCCTTTTCACCCGCTGCCCGCACTTCGGGCAGTACTTTTCCCAGTTCCCCAGACACGCGCGGCACACCGGGCAAAGCCATTCGGTGCGTGTCTGGCCCGCAAACATGCCCTCCGAAATCGGAATCAGTATATATTTGCAGTTCTTCTCCGCGTCCCGCTCCAGGCCGCTGTCCTCGTGGTGCACGGTGAGGATCAGGTTCTCGCGCTCCAGCTCCCCGATCCGCGCCGTGTCCTTCTCGTGCTCGCGGGTCAGGTAATTGATTTTGTCGTCATACGGCTTCAGCAGGTTTGCCACCGCCTGCCGGAACCGCGCCTCCACGTCCTTGTCAAGCATTGCCGGCCTCCTCCTCGTCCAGGAACAGCGTGTAGCCGATGATTTCCTCCTTGTCCGGCTCCTTGTCGAAATACCCGATCATCATGTACCCGGTCTCGCCCTCGGTCTGCGTCAGGCCGGACAGGTGATACGGCATCAGGTTCCGGTGTTCGTCCAGCTGATCCTCCATGTAATCCACCACGGCCAGCACCATTGCGCCGCAAGCCTCGTTCCCGTTGTCATACACGCCCTCGACCTGCATAAAGCCGGTATTCGGCAGCTCAGTCATCACGACAAACCGTCTCGCCATTTTCCGCCTCCATCCATTTTGTCAGCCCGTCCGCCAGCAGGGCGCACAGGTCGGCCACAGCCTGCTGGTTTGCAAACCAGATCACCTGATACAGCCCGGTCCGCTTGTCCGTCGCTTCGTCGTACTCGTAGATGTACAGGCCCCACATCCCCGTGCGCCTGTCCTTTCCGAAAACGCCCTGCTTTGTGTGCACGCCACTGGCCGCCCCGGTTCCCAGCACCACCCACGGCGCGTCATGGTGTCTCGGCATTGCTGTCCTCCCACGGATACACTTTTGTTTCGGCGCATTCCTGCCCGCGCATCTTCCCAATCGCCGCCGTCACCACGTCGGTCAGCGCGTCCACCTCGGCGTTGCGTTTGCCCTCCGCCCACGCCTGTTCCACCAGGTTCATCATGCGGTTGCGCTGCCCGGCAAACGCCCGGTCGATCTCCTCTCTCGCGTGAGACATAAATTCTTCACGGGTCATGGTATGTCACCTCCGGCATTTCCACGTCACGGCACATCTCGCACTCCTTCTCCAGATCAATCCCCGTCCTGTCCCGCACGCGCTGGATAACCTCCTCCGCGCTCTTGCGGCCCAGATTGCGGATTCCCATAAATCCGTCCATGCCCTTCTCGTGCGCCAGGTGCACCATCTCGGCCACATTGTTGATCTGCGCCAGCTTCATGCAGTTGTACGCCCGCACGGACAAATCCAGCTCCTCCACCGTCATGCTCATGCCCCAGGTCTGCCGGTCGATCCGCGCGATGTCCTCCGGCGTCCCCTCGTGCCCGTCCGGGTGCTCCTCGATCCAGTATCTCTGAAACTCCGCAATCGCCGAATCCGCCTTTGCGGCCTCCGTCTTGCGAATCTGCTCTATCCAGTCCGCGATATACCGATCCATGCCGACCCGCAGAATTTTCTGCGCGTTGCCGTATCTCAGCTTTCGCAGCGCCTTGGCCTCGATCTGCCGGGTGCGCTCGGACTGAATGCCCAGCGCCGCGCCGGCCTCTTTCAGCGTCTTGCCCTGCGCAAACCGCATCTCGATCACCTGGCCCTCGCGCTCTGTCAGCCGCGCTGCCCGCATTGCGCAGGCGATATCCGCCCACATTCCGCACCGGTGTACCAACTCGGTAAACACCTCGTCCGGGTCGGGCTCGTCGGTCTTCACGTTGAACACCGCGTCGATCAGGTTTTGCGGGTAGGGCGCAGAGTCCCACATATCACTCGGTCGCGCCATTGATTGCTTCCTCCATCGTCATCTGTCCCTCAATCTCCTGCCGCGTGACCCACGCCCTGGGCAGGTGCTTCAGCTGCTCGATCACCGGCACATCCTCCACCGGCTCCCGGTTGTACATCCCGCACGCGGGCCAGTACAGCCGCCAGTCCGTGCTCTCGCCGCCTGTCACGCCGTACAGCTCGCATTTCCAGTAGTGGCGGTCGGTGGGCGAGTATTTCACGCAGTGCTCACAGTCCCGGCACTGCGCGTCCCTCGGCCCGCCGCCAAACTTCCGCCACATCGCGTCAATTTTCCGTCCGTTCAGACTCGGCATGGTTGGCCTCCTCGAACAGCATCCAGCTCCACGGCAGCGTCTGCGCCCAGTCGCGGAACGTGTGCCACTCGCGCAGCTTGTGGCCTTTGCGCTGGCGGAGGATGTTCCGCAGCGCGGCGTAGGACATCATGACGGTGCGCGTCTGCAGGTACGACTGCGGCAGGTGCTGGATCAGCGAGCGCCAGATGTGCTGCTTGATCGCCGGATCGGGCTCGGCGAGGTACGCCTGCCGGAGCTCTTCCAGGTGCGTGATCAGCTGCGTGGTGAAGTTGTCCGGCGCGTCGATCTCAAAGTCGCTCGGCGCAAAGCCGCGCTTGGTCAGTGTGTGCATGGTGGAGCAGCTGACCTTTTCCACGCCAATGCGGTAGGTGTCGAATTCCATCCACCAGTAGCGCGGCGCACAGATTGTGACGTAGACCTGGATCATGCGCGTGTGCTTGGCGTGCTCCGGGCCGCCCTTGATGAGCGTTTCGCACAGGGCGCGGTCGTGCTCGCCGATCAGGAACTGGCCATCCTCCGTGGTCGAATCGCTCTTGCGCCAGCTGTTCCACGGATTGCGCATGGCCTCGAATGCCGGCTTGACGCCGGTCACCTGGATTGTTGTGATGTACATGTTGCGTCCTTTCTCAGGTGTGATCGAAGGCGGAGCGGGCGGCAGTCCTGCTTTGGCGGCTGGTCGTGCCGAGCAGGGCACCATGGTGGAGGTAGGACCATCGGTCTCAACGGATGCCGCCGCCCCTGATCAATCAATGCTTGGCGTCATCGAAGCGTGACGCGAAGTGTCGCGGTGCGGGATGCCGGATCATGTCCATCTGGCCGCTGAGGCGGTTGGTGTTCTGCATCGTGAGCCACAGCTGTGCGTCGAGGTTCTGCAGGCGGCGTTCCAGATCGGCGACGCGCCCGCGCAGGCAGATCAGCCAGACCAGCAGCGCGGACATGAGCGCCATGAGGATTAGTGAAATAATCATCCAGGGATCAGGCATGTGGTTGTTCCTCCAATTCTGTAATCGTGATTTCCACGCGGGGATGATCTTTGTCATACCGGACGCGGCTGCCGTCGTGCGCGGCCACGATCTGACTGTTGTCATCGGTCAGAACGCCGGCTTTGACCAGGATGTCATCCGTGGCTTCGAGCAGGTTTGCCAGATCGACCTTGCGCCGGGTCTGCATGTAGTAGACACAGCGGACGTTTACCGGCGATGCGAGCGCGGGACACTCGGTGATCTGCGCGATGCAGGCGGCCTCGTACTCCTCGTACTGCTTCGATGGCAGCAGGCGCGGGTATGGCCGAGTGATGACACGCATGGAGTTCTTCTTTGTGCGCGGATCGCCGGTGAGGATGAATGTCAGCATCAGAACGGCACCTCATCATCGACCACGATGTAACCGTCCGGATTTTGCAGAGCATCGGTTTCCCAGCCGTAGTGCTTGAATTCATCGCGGGCGTTCATCAGGCGCTTAGTAGCCGGCTCAAAGAAAAGCGGGATGTAGGTATCACGGTAGCCGTGATCGCGGTCCTTACAGATTTCGATCACGTTGTCGGCGCGATACAGTTCGTTATCGGCCTTCCAGCGGAAAAACTGCTGTGTCGCCTGTTTGTAGTCCTCATCCACGCGGTGAATGATGAACACGTTGTCCGCTGCGTTACTGAGATCGCCACTGCCGCTGATGTCATCCATGCGGAGATAGCCGTTGCTCTTGCGCGGGTGCGCCACGAACAGAATGTGAATGTTCAGCACGACGGCGATTCGTTTAAGCTCTTTGACAAACTTGGTGTGCCGGGCATATTGATCGCGGTCGAGTTCCTCCACGTTCAGCGCCATCAGATTGTCGATCAGCACCAGATCGAGCTGCTTTTCCTGCACCACGCGGATCAGGCTGCGCTCCAGGTCGATGAACTTGTTGCCGTAGTCGTTGTTGTAGATGTAGACGAACTCGTTCAGCCACTTGGAGATATTCTCCGCCGCGTCATCGTTCGGATAGAAGACGCGCTCGTAGTTCGTAGGATGAACGTGGTTCTTTCCGGCGGCCTGCAGCGTCAGCCACTTGAGCACCTGCTTGTCGATCATCTCGCCGGAGAACAGCGCGCACTTCATGCCCTGCTGCCGGCACTCGATCACCAGCTGACTCAGCACAGAGGATTTGCCGGCGGAACGCAGGCCGGACAGCACGGTAACGTAGCCCTTTTTCAAGCCCATCATGCGGTTATCGATGCCGAGTATTCCGGTTTTGATGTGCGCTTCCGGTGGCACCTCACGCGCCCTGATTTCCTCGGTTGTCAGCCAGACCGGCAGGCGGTGTTCCTCTGGCTCATCAGGCATCTCGACCGTGCCGGTCTCCACGTCGATCTTCTTTTTGCCAAAGTCGGCAGGCTTGCTGGCCAGGTAGTTCGGAGTCGCCGGCATCGGATCTTTGGGCTGGTAGGCATCCGGCTCGAAGTGGAGGCGGAACTCGCGCCATTTCTTGTCGGCGCAGGAAGAATGAAAGCAGTTGAAGCAGATCTTGCCATCCGTGGTCTGGATGATCGCCGCGTCCTTGTGATTATGCTGCGGATTGAACGGGCAGCAATCCAGGATCCACTTTGTGCCGCCTGACCAGCTCTGTTTCTCCGTCACCTGCACACCGTGCTCATCAATCCACTTTTGCAGATCGAAGGCTGCCGGATTATAGCTGTTGTACGGCTGCGGCGCTTCCTGCTGCGGCAGGAGCTTCACCAGCGCCTCCAGCTGCTCAATGCTGACCTTCTCGATCCGCTCGGGTACGTTGATGATCTTGCTCATCCGGTGCGGACGTTTTTCGGTGCTGGCACCTTTGCGGGCAACTGTGCCGTATAGTTTACAAATGCGGCTCGGGTTGAAGGTAGTCAGATCGACCAGCATGTTGTCATCCGCGAACAGCATGCTCAGCGTGGTCAGCACGTTTTTTATCAGCGCTTTTTCGGACACGTCGATCTGCGTCTTATACAGCAGGTGCGTGCCGTTGCCACTGTGCGCTATCACCGGATCAGGCCAGCCGCGATCATGCAGGAAACTGTAGATCTGCCGGGCGGTCGCGCGAGATGCGATGAGCTGCTCTCTGGTAGAGGATGTACCAGTCGGACGTTTCGGATCCACGTCCACCATCAGCCAGCCGTAGCCGATCACGTCATTGTCGCTGACAGTGGGCGACGCGCCTTTGACGAATTTGTTCCGGTGGGCTCTGTCGTAGCAGGCTTCGTCGAGGTCGTTCAGCGTCATATAGGCATTTGCGCCGGGCAGGATCTCCGGCGACTTGAGCGCCTCGATCAGCGTATCCACGTCATTGAACACGCCCGCCATATTCCATTTGGCGTTGGTGCTGTTAATGAGACGGACTTCGAATATCTGTCCGTCTGGATGGAGAACGGCGATTGTTTTTCTGATCTCGTTCTCATCGAATACAAATGGTGTCATCTGCGCCTCTTTTCATATTTCGGGGGAATTGGTCTCCCAAATTGGTCGGTCTCCACTTCCTCAGGTTCATCGCGGTGCGTCCTGTTAACATCGGCAGCGCTGGCGATCCACATCTCAGCCAGGGCTTGCCAGTCTGCGATGGGCGTGCGCCCGTTCTTCCAACCTTTGGCCGCGTTGAATTGGAAGAACTTATCCGCGTCAGCTGTACTGCGCCCGCGATCGGAGAAGAACTGTTCAACGTCCGGCAGGGACGGTGTGTGTGTTGCGACACACACATTCTTCCTTCTTCCCGTACTTCTTGGTGCTTCTTTCTTTGATTGTTGCGAATCTGCTTGCGAATCTGCTTGCGAATCTGCTTGCGAATCTGCTTGCAAATCTGCTTGCGAATCTGCTTGCGAATCTGCTTGCGAATCTGCTTGCGAATCTGCTTGAAAGTAATCGTAGCGAACTATTGATATGATTGAGAAGTGAGGGTATTTTCTGATTGCGATTTCGCCTGTTGATCTGAGGTTCTTTAGCCCTGTGCGAATTGAGCTAATACTCATGCCTAACTGTGCGCTTAAGCTTGCGAGACTGGTTGCCAACTCTCCGCGATGCACAATGATGCCCTGCCAGGGATTGTCTTTGTAATTCGCTTTCAGCAGCAGGTGGAGGAACAAAGCCTTGACGTTCTGGTTCTTGTACCACTCCCAGTCGCATAGCGTGCGGAAGATCTTCACGTAGGATGTTTTATTTGCCGTCGCCTCCACCTCCGTCCTGTCCGCTGGCGACTCTCATGTCATTCAGGTAACTGTACACCGCCATGAACAGCTCAGCGGCCAGCGGGTGATCGTGGTACTTCTTTCGTAGCGCCTCCATCGTGTTCAGGCACTTTTGCCACTCCTCGACGGAATTGCCCATCGCGTCGAACGTGGCGTGGAACCTGTAGGCATCCGTCCAAATATCTCGGACGTTTTGCTCGAGGGCGCTTTGCTTCAAAGCGGAGGCTCCCATTTGCCTTCATCTTCCTGTCTGATTTTTTCCGCCATTATCTTTTTGAATTCAGCGGCGGTTGGCGGTGTCTCGCCATATTCAAATCTGGCCGCCCTCGCAAGAGAATATGCACGAAACGTCTTTTCGTTCATCGCCATTTGCTCTTTTATGAGGGCATTTAACGACGGCGTTTCAGCAAACGCTCTTTTCCTCTGTTCTGGCCTAAATGCGAAGTCGGTCATTGGCCCGAGCGTAGCGGTTTTGGGCTTGCTTCTCCACAGCCAATTTGCAGATCCAATATCGGCGGGTACGCCGAGGGAAACAGACTCACCATCGAACCAGTCAAAGAAGTAAGCCCATCCCCAGACTGCGCGGTCGTCATGCCAATAAAGCATCGGGAAATGCCAGAGGCCGCCATCAGGGCTTTTGCCCACTGGGATGTCGGACAGAACAAGCAGCCTTTTTATTGGGCCGCCCCATTCGATGAGCGTGTTGGACAGCTTTTCAATTTCGTTGATGCCATCACTTGTGTTCCGCTTGACTTCGACGAACGTGTCAAAGTCCGGGAGATACATGTCGGGAAGGTATCTCGAGCCATCACGGAGGCAAAAGCCCTCCACTTCGTAAAGGTATCTGATGTTACCAGCGTTGAAAAATACTGCCCATCTCGCTTCCATTCTCGAACGGAAATTGTGACCGTCATATTCGGTCTGGATCGCCTTAATGTCGCTCATTTCCTTTCCTTTCTCAGATATTCCATCATGCGTTCGCCGGTCTGATCACCGCAGCAGAAACGGAACTTGACGCCGTATTTCTGCTGCATGGTGATCAGCGCTTTGCGCAGCGTGGCCGGATCGAACTTTGCCATCGGTTGGCCGTTCCTGTCGAGCGGCGGTTGCCATCTGTCCAGCCTGCCGCCCGGCAGTTCCTCCTCCACCAGCACGATCAGCTGGATGCCGCACTCATGAGCGCGTTCGCACTCGGCGCGGAACCGGTCATGCTCCTGAAACACGTTGCTGGCCAGCTCCATCACGCCCTGTTTGGTGTCCACGCTGACATCACCCTTGCCGGCGATCTGGTAGTCACCCACATTCAGTGCCTGCCGGATGATCCGGATGCCGGCCTGATCGCAGTATCGGTGGATGTTCTCATGCTTGCCTCTTTGCTGGCGGCTGTCCTCGTACAGGACAACCATCAGAATGGCACTTCGTCATCAACCACCGTGTACGCCTCCGGCGCAGCTGCGGTAACCGTGCCGCCGGTCTGGCCGCCGGTGCGCGGCGCGGCGTCCTTCATCAGTTTGCACTTGCCCTCGCGAATCTGGTTCACGCTCTCCAGTCGGCCAATGCGGGTGTACGGATTGCCGTTGTAGACGCCCTGCTGCACGTTGATGCCGATTGTTTTGCCCTTGAGGCTGGCCTCGTTCCAGTCCCAGTGATAGCCCGGGTTGGAATCCTCTACCGCCCAGATTGCAGCGTTGAATTTGTTCAAATCCCAGTCGAAGTGCTGCGCGCGCGGATTGTTCTTGTCCGGGATTTGCAGATTGTAGTCGCCCTTGTACTTCGTCTCGTACTGGCTGTTCATGACCTTTTCCGCGTCGTAGCGCTTCTTGTAATAGCCGGTGAACTCGCCCTCGGTGATGTCCACGCGGATCACCAGGCGCTGATCCGGTTCTGTGCCGTCCAGTTTGACGCCGGTGATCTTGGCGATGTAGAGCCCCTTGGGCAACATCGGGTAACCGCTGCGCGGTGCTTCGGCTTTGAATCCTTCAATGGGTTTCATTCTTTTTCTCTCCTTTTTTGTGCCGGTTTGAGTCCGTAATACTCGCGAATGGTCTTATCGACCAAAGCCAGGTCGTTGGGAATCCGCTCGGGGAACATATCCTCCGGGCTCTTGGCGGTGTTCGTGCCGTCGCTCTGTGTGACAAACCAGTGCTCGTTTCCGTCCGTCTTGGCAAACAGCACGATGTCGAAGCAGCCCTCGACAGTCAGTTTTTCGTCCAACATCCGCCCAACAGTCTTTGCCTTCATCTTGCCGCTGTTCTGATCGATCTCCGGGTGATGCAGGAAGTACACAATTGTGTCATCCGGCAGCTCATCATTGACCAGGTGGATCAGGTCGCGGAAGTTGACGCCAATGTCGGTGAATTTCTGGTAGCCGCTCTCTCTGGCGCGGTCGAAGAACTCATTCGCCATGATGTACTGGCTGTCATCGATCACGTAAATGTCACTGGTTGCCTTGCGCAGCACACTCTGAATGATCGGGCTCTGGCGGATCGTGATTGTCTCACCGTCCTTCTCGATCTGGCGGTTCTTCACCTTGTACGTTTTGAACGCTTTGCGGAACGGCAGGCGGTTCTTTTCGCACAGCAGGATGCCGACCGTGTCAGGATCAAGATTCTTGATGCTGTACGTCTTGCCGGAGCCGCTTTCGCCGATGATTGCAACAGGCAGTCCCATCAGCGGATCACCATCCCCACAGAGCTCTCCAGCCACGCGCCGGGGATCTCGGCGCCGCGCTTGAGCTCGTCCTTCAGGCCGGCGCGGTTGACGGCCTCGGTCACCTTGATCAAGTCGAGGCGGTCATTCTCCTTTGCCCACGCGATGAGCCGGTCTTCATCCGCGATGTGCGTCGAGGGCGGATTCTTGCGGAAGCTGACCGCCACACGCGCGGTGTTCAGCTTTTGTCCGTTCAGCATCAGGCCGAGGTATTCGGTGATGCGCTCGCGCTTTTTCCGGACTTCCTCCTCGCGCTTGGCGAGGTTGTCCTTCTCGGCTTTCAGCGCGGCCTCCTCGGCCTTCATGTCCTTGATCCAGCAGGCGAGGTTCTCCAGCTTGTCCTGCCTGTCCATCTGGAGCTGATCGAACGCCTCATAGTCGGCGATCTCGCCGGTCTCCGGGTCGATCAGGTTAAGCAGGGCTTCGTTGATCTCGTAGAGTGTCATAAAACCTCCTTTGCGATATTGGCCTTGTCCCGCGCCTGCATCCAGTACTCGGTCAGGCCGGTGGCCGCGAGCACCAGCTCCTGGCTGACGCAGGTCATCACGAAGCCGTCATCGATCCGGAGCCGCGTGTCCTCCGTGATCAGGTCGAGCATCGCGGCTTTCCTTTTCAGCTCATCGTAGTGCCGAAGAAAAGCGGCGTCTTCAAAATTCATGCGCATTCCTCCCTGTGCGCGTCCGCCCAGTCGGCGGCGCTGACTTGCTCGACGCAGAACTCGCAGCCGAGCAGCTCGCCGTCCTGAATGTAGAACCATTCCGGGTTATCCTCGCCGCAGACGGGGCAATGGTAGTCATCCGGCGCGTCCACGCCGTTGAGCTCCGCGTCCCTGATCCAGGGCGCGTCCGGCAGGTCGTTCATGCTATTCACCTTTCGCACCGCGTTGACAAAACCGAACGTTTTGTGTACAATGACGGTGCATCCTTTCTCAGGTTGTGGTTTTTGAAGCCAGCTCTGTTGCGCCGGAGCTGGTTTCTTTTTCGTTGTGCGCGCGCCGCGCTGCGACCTTGGCCCAGTCCGGGCTGTTGTACGCCCGCAGCATCGCGTCCAGGATGCTGCCGCAGAGCTGCCGCGTGGCGTTGGCCGGGATGTGCTCAATGTCGAGCCGGGGCTGGTTGGTGGGCATTGGGACTCCTCTCTGATGCTTAACTGACTAAGCATCATCCGAAATAAAAAGGTCTTCGATGGACACACCCAGCGCGTCCGCGATCTTTCGGAGCGTGTTGACAAGCACGTTTTCCGTCTTGCCGGTCTCGATCGCGTTGATCGTGACACGGCTGACGCCGCTCTTGTCTGCCAGCTCTTCCTGCGTCCACAGATGCTTCAGGCGCTCTTCCTTGACCCGGTAACCCAATCACATCACCTCCTTCTCTGCTCAACCGGCTAAGCACATGTTACCACTCGATTAAGCAAATGTCAAGAGTATTTTACAAAAAATAAAGTTGACTTTGCAAACCTTGACGTTCTCGCTCTGATCGTGTAAAATGGACTTTACAAGGAAGACACAAAGAATGTGATGGAGGTGTTTCCGGTGACATTGGGCGAGTTCGTGAAGCGATACCGAAAAGCGCACAATCTGAATCAGCGCGAGTTTGGCGAGATGAGCGGCGTGACCAGCGGATATCTGAGCATGCTGGAGAATAACCGGAATCCGAAGACAGGTGATCCGATCATCCCGAACATTGCGACGGTTAAGCGGATGGCTCAGGCCATGAATATGCCGCTGGAGGAACTGCTGCGCGAGATCGATGACTCGATCATCAGCATAGCAAAAGAGCCCACCATCACAGAGGATGATGAGCTCATGGACGAATCTATCAGACTGCTGCGGCAGCTGCCAACGGAGAAGAAGCGCATGGTTCTTGATCTGCTTCGTTCGATATCTCATGGAGCAGGAAAAGGATGATCTGCATTTTCTGCTCATCCGGCAGTGCAAGAAGGTCTGCGAGAAGCGATGCCTTAACCATGTCACGTCGTCCCCTTTCAAAAGTGTTCGTATTCGATGCGAACATAATAATACAGTAAGTTGCCCTTGTTGTCAATACGAACACGGAAATAAACCTAAAAAGTTCTGATTCGACCGAAAAGGAGGTATTCCATGAAACGCTTTGCCGTAATCCTTGCCATCCTGCTGGCGGTCTGCCTCAGCGCGAACGCCGCGCCGCTCAGGTATCGCTATCAGCAAGCCGATCTGCTGGTGGCGCTCAGGGACGGCGCGTCCGCCCTGGCCGAGGCCGTGGAGCAGCTCCACGCGGAGCATCCGCTCATCATGACGGACGAATGGGCCGCAAAGCTGACCGCCCAGGCCGATGCGCTGAATGTGACCGCGCTCGACCTGAACACGGAGTATGACATTTTTGAGGACAAGACCACATCCTGGTTCGGTGACCACAAGGCCGCGAGCCTGGATGACGTGTGCGTGGTCTTTCCCGGGCGGATCGATTTCGTTCTGCCGGTTGAAAAGTACATCGGCATTCAGCACTGCATCGCCGTGGTGAACGAAAATGTTCGCGTCCGCGCGGACATCAAGGATGGCGATCACGGATACGAGGGCGCTCAGAAATACGAGCGATTCAGCCTCAGCACCGGTCTGTTCGATACGAAGGACATCGACCGAATCAGCAGCGTGGTCATCCGCTTTTACGGCAGGAACGATTCGGACACGGTTGATTACGCCCTCGACGATGAGGAAGTTCTGCATCTGGATCAGGTGGTGCAAAACAAAAAAGCAAACAAGGCCGCTGAGGCGCTGATCCGCGAATGGGCTCGCGCTGTGGATGACATCGATGATTTCAGTTTTCCGCCGGAATCCTTCACGATCTTCCTGAAAAACGACTATCCGATCTTCCCGGAGAACACAAAGACGGAAGACCTGCATCAGGTGGCCAATATCGGCACAAACGCGCTGGAGGAAACGCTCGAGCGCTGCCGGTTTATTCCAGGCGAGGTATATTTCCTCCCTGGCACGGTTGAGAGAATCAATGAGCCGACCGAGGCATCGCCGCGCAGGACGTGGGAAATCAGACTGAAACAGAGCTACAACACACAAGGCCAAATTTCGGTTCTCGTGATCGTTGATTACGCCGAGGAGCAGGGCTGGATTACTGAGGAGCCGAAGGTCGGCGATGAGATCATCGTGATCGGCACTTACGCAGGCTTTGGTGTTCCGTCGTTCATGAATAAGTTCTATGTCGGCCATGATGAGTACATCGACGGCCTGATCCCGAAGGGGAAGTAATCATGAAAAAAACCACATCTCCACGCGGCACCGTCGCCGTGATCTACGCCCGCTATTCCTCGCACCAGCAGCGGGACGTGTCCATCGAGCAGCAGGTCAGCGCGTGCCGGCAGTACGCCCAGCAGCACGGCTACACGGTGCTGCGCGTGTACGATGACCACGCCATGACCGGCACGAACGACAACCGCCCGGCCTTCCAGCAGATGATCCGGGACAGCGCGTCACACGCCTTCGACTACGTGATCGTGTACACGCTCGATCGGTTCAGCCGCGACCGATACGATTCAGCCGTACACAAACACACGCTGAAGGAAAACGGCGTCCGCGTGCTTTCGGCGATGGAGCACATCACCGATGATCCGACCGGCGCGCTGATGGAATCCGTGCTGGAGGGCTTCGCGGAATACTACAGCAAGGAGCTCGCGCAAAAGGTCAGGCGCGGGCTGAACGACAACGCCCGGCGCGGAATCCTCAACGTCGCGCCAGGCTTCGGATATCGGCGCGGCGCGGATGGCAAGTACGAGATCATCCCCGCCGAGGCCGACGTGGTGCGCGAGGTCTTCTCCCGTGTGGCCAACGGTGAGCAGTACGCCTCCATCAGCCGCGATCTGAACCAGCGCGGCATCCGCACGAAAAACGGCGGAGAGTGGGGGAGATCGTCATATACCTATATTCTTCAGAACGAAAACTACATCGGCGTGTACAATTACGCGGACATTCGCGTGGAGGGCGCGATTCCGCCGATCGTTGATCGCGAAACCTTCGACCGCGTCCAGGAAATGAGGCGGATCGCAAAGCATGGCCCGCAGAAACGCCGGCGCGAGAACGGCACCTATCTGCTCACCGGCAAGCTCTATTGCGGCGAGTGCGGCGCGCCGATGGTGGGCATCTCCGGAACCAGCAAAACCGGCGATCTGCACTTCTATTACGTGTGCAAGTGCAAGCGCGAGGAGAAGCGCTGCCACAAGCGCAATGTGCGGCGCGATGACGCTGAGGAGCTGGTGGCACAGTCGCTGGCGCGGATGATCTCTGATCCCCAGGTGGTGAACTGGATCGCGGACAGCGTGATCAAGTACCAGGCCGAGCGCAATGTCAATCCGGAGGTGCCGATCCTGACAGAACGGTTCGCCGACGTGCAGCGCAAGAAGCAGAACGTGATGAACGCGATCCTCGCCGGCGTGCTCACGCCCACGGTCAAGGACACGCTCCAGCAGCTTGAAGCCGAGGAGGCCGACGTGGCGAAAAAGCTGGACGCGGCACGGCGCAGCACCGAGCTGACGTTTACGCGGGAGGATGTGATCGCGTTCCTGCAGCTGACGGCGGACGGCGACATCCGGGACAAGGCGTATCAGGAGCGCCTGATCGACACGCTGCTTGTCCGGGCATACATGTACGATGACCGCCTGAAACTGGTCTGCAACTTCACCGACATGCCGGCCTACGAAGTGCCGATCAACATAGAAGATGACGAAGGCGACGAAGGTGAAGAAGTTCGTATAGACTCTTGCTCGGTTCATCTCTGCCACATTATACGAACTATTCAGATCCGCATGATCGCTGGATTCTTCGTAGCGGTGGCACGACTCGCCGAATGACGGCAAACGAAAACGCCCTCCCTTGATGGGAGGGTGCTTTTCTTTGCGCTCAGGACGCGCTCTGAGGCCGCTCTGCTCGTGGATGAGTATTTGTTCGTCTGTGTGCGCGGCGCGTCTCAGCGCAAGCCGTGCGGTCAGGATTCGACTGTTCGGAGTTCTTGAACAGTTGCTTTTTGCGTTCATTCCTCCTCCGCCTCTGCTTCGATGTAGATCATCTGTCCGTCCGGATAGACAAACGCTAGCTTGCCGCCGGTGAACTCCGCCACTCGGGCCAGATCGCTGCCGAACCAGCTGTCGCGCCGGAACTTGGTAGACATGCTTTGCTTCGTGACGCCGTAGAGCTCCGCCAGATCGATCTGACGCTTGCCCGCCTTCGCCAGCGCCATGCGCACACTGTTCGTGATCGCCATGGAACCACCTCCACGGACAGTATACACACCGCCGATAGATAAGTCAA